TACAACATCTACATTTCCTGTTGCAGCCACGGCTTGTCCACTTGAAAGACCGACAAAGAAAGCTGGTTGCAGTGGTTTGGTTACAATACCAGCAGCATCCATTTTAATTGCGACATTACCACTTGTTTCTAAAGATAAAGCATAGGCATCATTCGAGCCTATCGTCTTGTCAGCACCGAATGTATCTCCACCGAAAGATAAATCGCCACCAAAACCTGTTCCTGCCGTGACTCCTGATCCCAGATTGACCGTCTCGCCTGAAGTTCCCAGCTCTAAAGTCGTGCCTGTACTGGGATCTACTTTATCTACATTTAATGTACTCACACTATTACCAAATTTCCTGTTACTGTTACTGTGCCTGTGAAAGTGACAGTTCCTGCCACAACAGCACTATCTATATAATGATTTCCGTCTATGATTGCCTGATGTGTAAAAATTCCATCTTTGGCACTTTCTTGACCAATATACAGAGTTCCGTTTTGATCTTTTGTTTCAGCCATATTATTTCTCCTTAACTAATTGCGTCTATGTAACTTACATAAGCTGCACACGAATCTGCAGTTCCTGCTTGTACTCTTAATAAATCCGTGCTTTGAATGACAACTTTTGCTCCGCCTTGAATAAGCTCTACACTCGATTTTGGTGCAATGCTTAAATCGTCAGCCAAGTAAACAATTGACGCTGTAGTTCCTGCTCCTGCTACATCAATCCAACAGTCAACGGTGATGGCGGATGAAGTGATATTCGTCAGGCGAATACCAATGATCGCATCATCAGAATTGGATGTAATCAATGTATGTGCAGAATTTGTAACTTGCGATTTATATGCTTTTTCAAAATCTTGAGCCACTTTTTATTCTCCTTTTTTTTTATAGTTTAAAGTGCAACTGCCATCGCAATTGCAAATCCTTGTGTTGCTCCACTGGATGATCCAGTTGAAGCTGCTGTTAATCGTCCTTGTGCATCTACTGTGATGTCTGAATTGGTGTATGATCCTGCTGAAACGGCTGTGTTAGCCAAGTTCAATGTCGCAGCTCCACTCGTTGCTCCACCACTTAATCCTGTTCCTGCTACGACAGATGTAATATCCCCTGTCGTTGGTGTTGCCCAAGCGGGATTCGCTGCCGCTCCTGCCGTTGTTAAAACATCACCAGAGGTTCCAGCCGCCAGTCTTGTTGGTGCTCCTGAAGCTCCGTAATAAAGTATGTCTCCTTGCGTACCGTCCTCTAGCTTGGCTAAAGTAACAGCGTTTGCCGCTATCGTAACGGCTCCAGCATTGTCCATTGTTACATCACTTGACAGTGATGCAGCAGTAAATCCTGTGCCGTCTCCAATTAAAATTTCTGTTGTAGCGAGTGCAAGATCAGATGCTGATCCACTGGAGTTGGCGTTTCTTACCTTAACGGTGTTAGCCGCCATGTCAGCGAGTTCGGCATTCGCCACCCCGCCATCTTTAATCGTTATATCACCTGATGAAGCTGCGAAATTATCTGAACTGAAACTTGCCGCTCCTTTTTGACTTGTTGAAGAATCCTGAATGGCAATCGTAACAGAGCCAGATGATCCTCCACCAGTAATAGGGGATGTAACTCCCACATTCGTAATATCGCCAGTTGTCGGAGTAGCCCACGCAGGGTTAGCTGCCGCTCCTGCTGTTGTCAGTACATCGCCTGAAGTTCCTGCTCCAAGTCGGGTGGGTGCTCCACTTGCCCCATAGTATAAAATATCGCCTTGTGTTCCATCTTCGAGTTTAGCTAATGTGATGGCATTGTCCGCCACCATGGCACTTGCCACCTGAACCTCTCCTATCGTTCCTGCTGTTGCGGCTCCAAGAAGTCGGTTGTCCGTTGAAGTGTCCTGCATCTTCTCATAAGTAACCTTGTCTGATCCAATGCTGACAACACCTGCGTTTGTCATGGTTACATCGCCAGAGAGGGATGCGGCTGTGAAACCCGTTCCATCTCCGATCATTACTTCGGTTGTCGCTAAAGCCAGGTCAGAAGGAACACCACTTGAATTTGCATTTCTTACTTTGACAGTGTTTGCTGCCATGTCGCCTAGTTCAGCATTGACCACTCCACCGTCTTTTATGGTAATGTCTCCTGAACTTGCTGCAAAGTTATCACTGCTGAATGAAGCGACACCTTTAGCCGAAGTTGAGGCATCATCACCAGCAACGGTTAATGTTTGTCCTGAAGCCGTTGTTGTAATTCCACTTCCACCTGCGATGTCGAATGATTGTGAATCTAAATCAACGGATGATGATCCACTATCTCCTTCAAAATCTAAATCTTGATGAGTAACTGTATTGGCTACTGTAGCTTTCTTTAAAGCTGAATCGGTTGCATCCCATATCAGCATGTAGTCATTGGTTGAATCTATGGAAGTGATTGTTGTTTTCGCACTTACGGCTGTTGCGGGTATGTTGGATGTCGCCACGTTGGAATAGCTTGACCCGACATAGACATCCACGGCTGCATCACTAGCTGAAATGCTTCCAGAATCAAAAGTAAAGTTAATCGTTGTGTTTGTTGAAAAAGAGGAAGAAGCGATAAACCCGTAGATGGTACCAGTATTACTTCCTACGACCTTTACCCTTCTATTGGCGTGGTAAACGGTGGTTACATCTGTTGCGGATACGGTTACAGCCGTGCCGCTTGAATAAGTGAATGTCGTTGATCCGTCCTGATCGCCTATGATGAACCAATCCTTGTCATTCCAGACATCACGGATCTGGGCCATCATCTCCCTTGCAGAGTTGTTTACTCCGCTAGGAGGCATTCCCTCTGGCCAGCCATCAGGGGCTGTAGAGTTGTTACTCGCTGCCGTTGTGCTCCATGTTGAAATTTTACTCATTCATTCTCCTTAATAATTTTTTTCTCTTTCTATCATTGTCGCAAATCTTTCTGCTATTTTATTGCGATGAAAGTATAAATCGTTTTTCAAATATTTTTTTAAAGCTCCTATATCATCCCATACTTCTGCGTCTTTTAATGATTTAGCATAATTAGAACGACCCATACTAGGTCCCAATAATTTCGCATAGTCTTGCAGCATTGTTAAGCGTCTAATATTATCTACATTTTGAATTTGTTTGTTAAACTTATTCAAACTTTTTTCTGTTTGTGTTGCTTTCTTCCTGTGTTTTGCGTCTAAAAAGTATGTGTAGGCCCTATTAGGTTCAAAGCGGTTAATTAACTCTCTCCCACTTCTAAAAGCTGTAGTTATTTCATCTATTAATTCGTAAGCCTGGGTAACATATTTTGTGTTACGCACAGGAATTTCTTTTCTGAATCTTCTTATCACAGGATATTTGTTTAAGGACAGGTCCTCTGAATCATTAAAAAAGAATTGATCGGATAATAATAATCCATAACTACCCATGGTATTAAAATACCCTCGCAGTAATGCTTCAATTTGTGGTGGAGATAAATTTAATGTTTCTCCTATTTTTCTTACTGTTCGAGATGTCCTTCCCTCTCCTCGAAGTTCAGGTGCTAATTGTTCTTCTCCTAAAATTTCTATCGGCCGTCCTGTAAATTGATTTTTATTAATCATTATTTCAAAAGGAGGCACCAAAAGTTGAGGCATAGGATTTAACCTAAACTGTTCTAGTAATATTCTATAAGTATCTTTTAAAGTTTTAGTAGAATATCCATACAATGTTGGATGATCGAACATATTGGTTATCATTCTTTCACCAATACTTGCTATCGCTCCAATCTCCCAAATTTTAGGAATACGCCAATGAGAATACATGGGAGTAAAACCCCCTGTTTCCGCATCGTATCCTGAAACTTCTTCGATAGTATTATGCGGTAATCTTCCATTCTCCGCTAGAAAATTAGCCCAATTATTATTAGGTATAAATATATGCCAATGAGTATCTTTATCCCAATCTTCTAATTGTTGATAGAGAGGATTAACATAATTTAATGCAGCTAATGTCGCTGAAACACCACCAATCATTATAGTTTTACCTGCTATTTTTGTGCGATGAGGGTCTTTTGTAAATCCTCGATACACCCTGTCTATACCTAATATGGCAGGACGAAGAAACATTACTGATTCATTTAAAAATTGTAAAGTGGTTCCTAAATTTCCTTCGTATGCTCCACGCTTATCAAAAGCAACAGATACTTCTTTGGAGCGATATATAGATTCTACTACTGTTTCACCCTTTAACCGAGATTTCCTAAACTCTCCTAATCTACTGGCTTGTTCTACAGTTGAGGCAATTTCTTCCACTAATTTAATAAATTTAAGTGGAGAGGTTGCAACCTTTTTAAAGTTTATTCCTTTGGCTGTATAAAACTTTTCAATTCCAGCTCTAAATGCAGCTTCATTGACATAGTATCCTCCCATAGGTCCGCCATTTGCGTACCACTCCATGTAATTAGGGTCTTTGGTCATTCGAGATTTTAGTCCTCGAACAGCATCCAATCCAACTTTATAGCCAGAATTAGTCATCATGGAAGCCATGATAGTATCTCTTGCTCCGTTCGCTACGATGAAATCTGGAACTAAAGTAATGGTTGCCTGACCAAGTTTTTTAGGAAAACTAAAAACATTAAATACGCCTTTTAATAAAGGAGATTTCTTGTCTAATCCTTGAATTGCCCTGAACAGTAATGGGTCTTGTACTTCGTAGTATTTAACCTTTCCCTTATCAATAACGGGCATAAGTCGTTCTGTGCCTTTGGGTCTTTTTCCCACGGTAATCACTTTGGTGAGTGGTCCCATATCTTCCCATGCCCTGTCAAGCATTGATAAGAACTCACTTCCCCCTTTGAAATCCTTAACTGTCATATCGCCAGGAAGTATTTCATTTAAGTTTTCAAAAAACTTATCTTTAATATCTTTAGTTAAAGCCTTTTCAATTTTAGTTCCTTTGGCTACTGGAGAACGAGGTATTATAAATCTTCCAGTTCCTTCTGCTCTATACTCTCTTGCTTTAGCTAATAAATCTAATTTTATTCTATTTTTAATTGCCTCGGCAATTAGCATACGAGCATTATTTTGTATGTTTTCCAGGATAGGTTTTAGATTTTCCCTACCTCCTGTTAATGCTTTAATGCCAGTAAATTCTTTTGGAGATTTTCCTTTTGATCCAGGCATACCTTGATGAACACGCCAAAAAGGAAGAAACTCTGTTCTTCTCCATTTAGCCATTTGCTCCTCGGTAAATAATTTACCATAATCTCTAGCAAATTTAGCAATTCCTTTTTGCCAATCTTGCACTTCTTGAAATGCTTTTCTAAGGGTGGGATTTTCTAATTTTAAACCTGCTTCTATTTCAGTTTTAGTAAATAATCTTTCTCTGCCTTGGTCTTTTAATTCTTTTGCTGAACGAGCAACAGCATATTTAATCCAGTTATTTATATCCGAACCAACTTGATCTAATGCTTTTTTTAAAGAAATTCTTCTATCAAATGTTATTATATCTTCTTTTAATTTAGGATCATATCTAAAGGTTGGTATTCCATATTCTACCGCTCCTCTGAAAGTTGCTTCTCCAGAACGAAGTCCTGATGCTTTTTTGTATAAATAAGCATCTGTACCAATATTTTTTTCAAATCGTTCCAACCCCATTAAATCATCAATGAGATTAGAGCGATACCTTTCTTGCCAACTACCTACTTTGGAATTAATGGCTTCAGTATATCCTATTTTTGATTCAAGCCGTTGTTCCGCACTCTGCTTAAAATATCCTGAAAAATTATTTTGGGCTTTTAAGATAGCTTTTTTAATTGATCTTTCTTTTCCAGCAACCTTGGTTACAAACTCATCATTTCTTAATTTTGAATCAAACCATTCAAAAAACTTCGGTGCAACTTTCTCTGCTGTTTCTGGGGCAGCGAGATATAATCGAATAAACTCTGCAAATCCTTCTGGGGTTACATCCTTGTCATAAGAAATATCCCTTAACTCTATTTTAATATCAGGTTCTTTGTATTTATTACTAATCGAATCAAATCGTTTATCTAAAAAGTGTCCAATTTCATGGGCCGCTACATCTATATCCCCTTTATGCTTAATACGAATTTCTTCATATTTAGGAAAAAATTGACCCATTGTTTTTTTAGATTTAATTCTTCCTTCGGCAATAGGAACTTGCATGTCATTGATAAAATCAGATAAAACTTTTTGACGAGTTAATACCTTTTTGGGACCTCCAGGTTGTGCCTCTATCTCACCAATAACAACTTTTTGATGTTTAGATCCTGGATTCCATTTAGAATCATAATTAAAATTTGCTGCTGCTTGAACGGAATCTTCTATATAAACAGGTTTTTCTGTTTGTTTAATTGTTTCGGTTTCTGCTATCTCCAATCCCTTTTGGTCAGCCTTGTCGAGCGTTTCTTTTATTTGGGCTTTAACCGTTTCTTTTGTTGCAGGGAGTGGAACTGTAACTTCCAAACCTTTGTCCTTTTTAATAACTTCATCAGCAACAACATCAGCTATTTTATCCTTAACTTTAATTTTTGTTTCATTCGCCAGTTGATTAAAATACTGTTTATTAGATATTTTAGGTGCTTTAGAAATTTGATCTATTAAAGCTATGTGGGCAAAGGCTTCAATTCCTTCCTTGATATCCTCCACATCTAAAGTATTACTGCCAAAGAGTTTGCTTTCAATAGCGTTCCATCCTTCTTGGCCAATAGTATCTTTAACTATTTCTTCTGTAGTCTGTCCAATAGCTGAAATAGCTCCTTGTATCGGAGCAAAAGGTGTAATGATAACAGCCCCTCCCCCTATTCTAATATCTTTCAATAAGGTTTTGGCTGCGTGCTTACTTAAAGTTTTTGCAACTTCTTTAGCACTATTGCCTGAATCAGCATAGAGTTGTGGAAAATCTATAAAACCAACCTCATTAGTTGGAATATTTTCAGTTGCAAATCCATAAAAATCTTTTTCTTCTTTGGAACCTGGTACTTCTGAACCTTCTGGTGGCAGCAAATCTGTATAGAGATGTTTTACATCGGATATAGTAACATCCAATATAGTCTTAACTTTTTTTCCTGCCTTCTCTAATGTCTGGAAATCCGTACCAAATATATTGATAGAATCAGTTGTTATTTCTTTTGGTTCAGGAAGATTGAATACTTCTTCCTTTTGTTCTTCGACCACGGTTTCCACTTTGGGAATATCTTTTTGTTCTTCCGCAATCATCTGGTCCATCCAATTTGATGGAGGCATTTTTACGGGATCAGGCAAAACAAAAGAACCTTGCTTTGATTCTGCTGGTTCTGGTAGAATAAATTCTGCCATTTTATTTCCTTTGAATTATTTTTCTTTTTATTAATTCTTCTACAATTTCTTCTTCTTTTAAATTGGGATTCGTTGTTTTAGATAATTCTATAATTTCTTTAACACTCATACTTTTATATTTGTCATCGGTAACGGTAAAAGTAACTTCTTCTTTCAATTCCTCTTTATCATCCCCTGTAAGAAATTTACCAACCTTGCTAAAGAAACTATCTTCATTTTTTTTATCAGGATTTTTTTGCATAATATCAAAAAGTGCAGTTGCTCCTGTAGAACCTTCAAAGATTGAGGTATAAATTTCAGAAAATTCTAAATCATCTCCGTATTTTGATTGCATCGCCTTGTTTGCCGCTTTCATCGCAAAGGTGTTATAATCTGGAACTGGCAGACCTGTCATTTCATCTAATTTTACAGATGTTTCATAAACCCAATCGCCTAATATCTTGTCTTTTCTTTCCTCTGGTTTTTCATTTTGCCATTTAACAAATGCTTCATCGAGTTGGCCCCTAGCATTATCAATCTCATTATTGGATTTTATTTGACTTGTAGTTAATCCACCTGTAGGTTCAGATTTTTTAAATTTTAAATAATCAGATTTTTCTACCCAAGTTCCAGGTCTACCGCCCTGATTACTAACTTCTAATTTTTCCCTTTGCTCTCCTTCATCGGTAACATAAGGAACTTTTCTTTCTTTATAAGAAAAGGTATCAAGTGATTTTTTCATTAAGGCACTTTTATATAATTCATCCATGTAGGATGATCGAGCTGTTTGCATACTTTCTAATCCTGAACCTAATGCTTGTCCCAGACTAGGAGCAACCCGTTGGGGACCTGCGGCTTTTAATAATCCTTGGCCCAACCCTAATAAAGATCGTCCTCTTAATTGTTTTTGCTGGGCATCATTTAAAAGCCCTAATTTCATAAAGTCTAATGCACTCACATCAACCATGTTAAAAAGCTCCTAATAATCCACCTAAAGCCAAATAAGGATTCGCTCCTCCTGTTGCACCAATAAGATCATAAATTCCTGCACCTGTTGCCGCTCCTCCTAATATTCCTGAAGCCATATTTCTACGCAGAGGTTCGACAGTTGTTCCAGTTTGTCCATAGGAACCACCAGTTGCTCCTTGATAGGCTCTTAACTTTTCATAAGGCAGTTGTTGTTGGTATTGGTATCGCTGCATCGCATCAGCTAATGCCGCTTCTTGCAATCCTTCTCTTTGTTGTCCCACTTGTTGCAACATGCCGATGTCTTGATAGTCAGCTTGTGCCATTTGTGGTGCTTGGAATAGGACATTCTGCATGTTAGCTCTTTCTTGCTGATACGCTGGAGCATAGACTTGGTTGGATAAATTTCCTAACTCTCTTGCGAGTACGGCTTGGTTCGCACCGCTACCGTATCGTCCTGCTTTAGAAAATTCAGACTGTACGCCTGCCGTTACATCGCCTGCCATTTGGTTGTACAATCCCTGTAAATAAGGGTTGGTATTGGGCGATAAATATTGTCCTTGTGCTTGTTTGAGTAATTCGGCTTGGGATTGTTGCAGTAAAGGGGAACCTGCCGTTGCTCGTTGTTCTGCCGCAGTTAGGGCGGTTTCCGTCTGTGGAGAGAATCCTACATAGGTCTGACCTGGATAATAACTTGGTCCTGGTTGTCCGTATAATGATTCTGCTCTCTCAAATCCTTTTGTCAGATAGGGCTGTTGCGTTGCCCACGGCTCTACATTTTGAACTGTTCTTGCTTCTCCTGCTCCTTTACTCATAAATTTTCCTTAACTAATACTATGTGTTTGGGCGTGTAATCCTTGAGCCATCTTGACCACCCCTTGCGGCCAACTAATTCTATGCGATGGCATTTATTAAGTTTTGCCCATTGTTCAACTTCTTTTGTAATTTTTTTAAACCAGCTTTTCATGTTATCTCCTCCTGCGAGAAAATACCGACAAGCCCGTTTCTGCGGATAGTCCACTATTTCTGTAACAATGGCTGCTTCCACTTTTTCTTTTTTCTTGCTCCAACTAATCCATAGTTGCATCTTGCCGTTAATCAGACTGTTGAGAACATCCTGGGAGGTGTAGGCATAGCCGTCCATCTCCAATGGTTTTTCCAAATGTTTTTCAACCTGCTTCCATAAGGGTCCAATATGGTCTATGGGAACAAAGGATATTTCACTATCCGATGATGATGTAGGCGAAGTTTTGGTCTGTGTTTGCACTTGAGGCATGTGTTAAAGTAGCACTCCCATTCGCTCTAGCCGATACATACAAGTTGGCTCTGGCTGTTGCTCCGTTTGCCGTAATCGGCATAAACAAAATAACACTATTGCCACCTATTCTTGCATCGGTTAAAGTAGTTGTCGTTGAACTCGCTGTTAAAGTTACCGTTCCTGTGGAGTTCAGTTTCCCAGAAATGGTGTTATTGAGATAAACACTTACGATACGCAAATGCTCGTCATTGTCTGGTAAGTATAAGGGTGCTAATGGATATTGATTGTCAGCCATTACACAGACGCTACATAAATATCCAAATCTACTGTTTGAGCCGAAGTAACGGATCGTCCCTTGACCGAAGTTAAATCAGCCACACTTGGAGCGGATACCGTTCCACTTGCTACTGCATCCAACATCGAGGAAGCTCCGCTTACAATAAGGGATTTTCCTGCATCCACTACTATCCAAGCGTTCTCCGCAGCTCCTGTAAGATTGATATATGCTCCGTAAGTATCATCCTTATTAGTGATACGAATATACTTAACATCGCCTGTAATGAATTGTCCTGCACCTGCTACGGTACTGAAATCCATTAATGCTATTGTTGAGTTGTCGCTTGGCAGCGTAACAATGCGGTGAGAAATCTCGTTAATGCTAGAGATGGAAAGAATATTTTCATTTCCCTGGTCTATGTTATTTAATAAAATTTCTTCCTTGATTGTAACCTTGAGGGTTGCTGCTGTAATTGTTGTTGCCATTATCGTAATCCTTCTGGTCTAGCGGATACATCCACTCCTTTAAGGGTGGTAAATGATCCTGTTGATGTGCATCGCAAACGATGAAAACGGCTTGTTGACCGTATTGGTGTTGTTCCTGTATCTGTCATGCTGACTGCCGTTCCTACTGTTTGGCCATCTGCCTGACTTGCTCTTGTAATTGGTGTTACGGTTGTTGTTCCTCCATCAATGATCGGTGTTGCCGATGTAAGTGTGGAACGCCTTCCTTTTGCTCCTTCAAATTCTGTTGTGTCTATGGTTGCCGTGGCATTAGTTCCAGCCAGTTTTCCAAACTTATGAGAACCATTGAAACCACCTATGCCAATATCGCCATCCAGCCAAGCCCATGAATCCAGGGAATAAGGAAGTGAATCCAAATCCGTTGAAATTTCATCAAGGGCATCCAAGGAAAAGGCTTCTTGAGCTGATGTATTCATAAACTCAAAGTCTATTTCCCCTGTGGACCAACGATCCAAACTGTAATTGTAAATCATTAGCTTGTTATTGGTGGAACCGTCAAATCCTTCTCCTGCATAACTCCACATAACTGTGGTGTTCTTCGGATCAATCGCTGCACAAATTCCGTCTAGTTTTGCTCCAATCAAGTCATTGAAGAAATATTTGTTAACCTTGTTCGCTCCTATGGGCTTCACATTGATACCATCAAACATATAGAAACCGTCATCTGATAAAAAGAAAACCAATCGTCCCCAAGCTGTTATGCTTCGAGGTGCGAAACTTCCTAGATTGTCAGCCGCCTTGTCAAACTGAAAGACCAGAGGAGTACCCACATAAGTACCACGAATGATACTTCGTTCTGTGATGATGGTGAGGTATTCTCCTCCGATCAATCCTGTAATCGGACCTACTGCTGAAACTAAATCTTGAAAATCGGATTGGGATGATTGTCCTCCATCTTCCCATGTAGCCGTATCATTCAACCCACTCCAACGAACACGCTGTTTGTTAACAGTATATTGCTGTAGCTTATGGGTTTCTGATCCGCCTGTTGCCGATAAAGTGATTACTGTTCCTGCAATAGCGTTAGCTCGGGAGGTTGCTAATTTTATTGTATCGGCATCTATCTTAATCACATAGTAGACAGAGCCGTCAGTCAAATTCGTTAAACTTGTATTACCGTTATTGTCATAGACCACGGTATAGCCTGTGAGCCATCCGTGTGCGGTAATGGTTATTGCATTACCTGCAATGGCATTCGAATCAAATGTCTTTGCCGTCTGGTATTCCTTGGTAAATCCTGTCATCAGGAAATCTTTTACCGTAGCTATGTATTTAGCTTGTGGTGCTGTTCCTGTTGTTGTTGTAATATTGGCAAACAAGGAAGAATTATCCAAGTCAAACTGTTGAATGGGATTTACATAATTTGTTGCAAAGATATTTGTTCCAAATTGTGTAAAGCTCCAATAAGTTCTATCGTTTTCTGTATCCAGTCCGTCATAGCCTGCCGCTATGGAAACATTCGACCAGGTTTGTGCTGATCCATATTTATATAGTTTTGCCTTATCACCTGCAAATAATGTTGTATCTGTCTTGCCATTTTCATCAATGGCAAAGGAAGTGAATAGTCCTCTCGCCTCATTGGTAAGAGCATCACTTCTTGACGCAAAGTTCGGTAACGCCCTGTAGCCATCAGAGTTTGGTATGACATTATTCGCCTTTGTCGCCCCTCCACTCATGAATGGGTTGGCATCTGGAATATAATCGCCAAAAGGAATCATTACGCACTTACATTAGTTTGCGGCCAACTTCTTGCTTTGGCAAATGCTCCCGATGGTGTCATTTGTAACGGGGAACCAGAATGTTTTTCTTTTGCATCGCCATCTTCCGCATTACGAACAGCCGTCTGATACATTTCTGCCCATACGGGTAATCGTTCATCGGCCATGATGAAAGGTTGTGCCTCTAACAGGCAACCATATAAATATAAATCAGGGTAATTTTTTAGAATTTCATTGGTGGCATTTGTTGAGCTTAACCCCTGCACTTTCTTGTAGTAGCACATTTCTATTTCACTATTACCTGATGGTGTCGGTCCAAACATAATATTATCACCAAGAATGGTGTAGTAAATGGGACCTGCATTTCCCTGGCTGTGATATATCCTGCTAATTTCATTAGGGGACATATACTGAAGAAAATTCTTACTACCTGAATTAAGTTGAACATAAACAAATTGCAGATAATCGCTGGGCAGAGGAATCTTATTGTTTCCTCCTGTTGCATTGGTTGTGGTAATGATGATGGTTGGTCTTAAACGCAGTTCTCTTGCGTGTCTTGCCTCTGTTAAATCTATGAAATCATCGAGATAGCTCGTTAAATCTGTTCTGTTCAGATAGTTGGCTACTGCTGTTTTTAAGTTTGAATACGAATCTAGTGCCATTATAAATTTCCTTGCCAAATACGAAACGCCCTGTTGTCAGGATCATTCATCCATTTCTTAAATCGTTTCTTGTCCTTGATAGCTCCGTGAGGGTGCATGATTCCTTTCTTGGACAGTTGCTGAACAACCACCAATGGAATACTTGCTGCGTGATACCAATCCTTTTTCTTATTGTGAAACTCTCCCAAGTTATGCTTAATCTTGTTTTCTTCTAAAACAGGTTGAACATCTTGTGTGGTTTCTATGTGTATCTTACCCTCACCTTCATCACTATGAACAGTAGTTTGAGTAACCCCTGTATTCTCAATAGGTAATTTTTTACTCACTATTCAGACATCTCCGTTACTGATATTTGACCTGCTCCTGTCGCATACGCTGAAATGGTATCAGAAGGACTGACTTTGATTGTTATATCTCCATCAGCACTTAATAACATGCCATCTTTGCTTGCTGCGGTTCCCTCTACTTTGAAGTAACAATCAATAGTTGTTGAAATATTAACAACATTGATTTCCGCACTTATGTCGGTCGTTAAAACACCCGCACCAGAATGGTCCTGAACAGTATATTTAATTGGTCTATAATAATATACTCTTGCCATGATTTTCCTTATCTGCGAATGATGTAAGTCAAGTCTGCTGTAGTTGAGGCAGATTGTTCACCGTTACTTTTTAAGTTGATTGCATCTCCAGCCTCTAATTGTATGGTGCCACCAAGAGATAGTTCCACTCCTGTTTCATCGGCTGTTGCATCAGCTAAAGTTGCATCAACAGATGTATCCGAACCATTTTTCATAATGTCGAAAGTTGTCGTTGCATCAATAACTGTATGACAGTTAATCCAGACTGCTTTGAGTATTCCTCTATCAGGAATCACGCATACTGGACTTTCGTTATCTGCTGTTTGAATGGCAGTCATGTTGCCACCCATGATAAAATAATCGTTTAAAGTTCTCATAGTTTATTTCCTCTATCGTTCTGATCTTTCGATCTTCAATAAATAAGGGGCCTATGAAGGCCCCTAGGTTTCCTTAACTTAACCTAAAATTAAGAATTTGTTAAATCTGCAACAATACCTGATGCCGCTTCGTTGCGTGATACAAGACCACCTTCAACTAATAAGAGCATGTGAGTATTATCGCCAGTTTTTGCCAGTTCGTGAGTTTGGAAATTTCTCAAGAAATTGTAACCCCAGTATTCACTATCAAGAACAAATGCCGATCTATTCGACATGAACCTGTTAGGAACAACTGACATTTCTCCAAAATCTGAAACATAGACATCAACTGCCGCTATTACTGTTTTAGCAGGAACATCACGAATTGCCGTGCTGTTGCCTGTGAAAGTAGAAAGTTGTTGCTTGTTGAACGCACCAACCATGATAACATCAGGGTTTCCGCCAGAATCATAAGCCGCTTTAATAACTGCTTTTAATTGTGATTCTGCGAAAGCTCTTTGTGTACCATTAGTTCTGGAATCGGAACCATCTCCTGTGGGAGCTGCTCCGCCCGTACCTACACTTTGGTTAGTTGCGATCCAAGTCATCACTCCGCCAGTTCTTCGGGCTACGGTAGATGAACCTACCGCTTTAGCTGTGTTAGTGGCTGTGAGTGCAAATTCTACATCTCTCTTTAACTCCTTCGCATTTTTCGCAAGGAGATACGCTAATTCCGTAGTTCTTCCTGCTGCGTCTACTGCATCATCCGTACCTGTTACGATAAAGTTTTTTGCAGAGATTTGCGTGTAGTTATTTAACTCGGTTGTAGCGGTTGAAGCCGCACCCGTATAATCATCACCTTCAATTTTTAGGTTATCTGCCGCAGCAGCAAGTGAATCCGTTAACCATTTGAATTGAGTATTATGGGCTTTGCCTTTACCGCTCATCGAGAAAAATGGAGTTTCAGTAGGAGAGATGTTGTAGATGATATTCGCTAAATCCTCACGGATTCCCGACATATCATAAGTATCAAAAGTTCCACCTGGTTGTGACATTTGATTTTCCTCCTATGTGTTTATTTTTGTGAAGCCTCCAACCATGCTTTCATCGCATCTTTAGTCGCCTGGTTATTACCCCTGTTACTAAATTTGCGTTGTTGGTTTAAGGCCTTGTCCACTGATGTCATTTCCCCTTCATCTACACTATGAGATCGGCTCGTGCTTGCAACCTTGGGAACCTTCTTCACTTTCTTTCCATCTAACTTTGCTGTGCGTAATTGGTCCATTCGCATGGCATCATACGCCATCAGTACAGTTCGGTGGTCGGTAAGTGCGTTCAGTTCTTGGTCGCCAAAACCTTTTCTTTTCAAGAAATTCGTTAAGTCCCTTCTGGTTTTTTCCCCTTTAACGGGATCACCAAATATGGGTGCCTTCTCCGCTAACAACTCCTGTTCCTTTACAAGAACATTCTGAAGTTTTTGCTGATAGACTTCTTCGTTCTTACGCTTTTCTGATTGTAGCTCGGTTTTTATTTTTGCTTGAGCGTCCCTCTGTTTTGATATTTGAGCTTGCCTGCGGACATACTCGGCTGGGTCCTCATTGTAAATGCGATCCAATTCCGCCTCGTCCACTTTCGGCTCTACCATTTGAGATGAAAGTTCATTTAACCGTTGAACATATTTTTCTCTCTCTTGATTTGCCACATTCATCTGATCCATTATCTTCAATCGTTCATCCTCAACGGATTTACGATCTTCGGATAATCTCGCAGATTTTTGTCGGTAATCAGAATCTTTGGAGTAACCTTTCGTCAATTCTTCGAGGGTAACTTTATGCATCTTGCCATTGACTTTGACTTCATAAAGTTTCTCGTCTTGCGAAGTTGTGGTTTCCTCGGATACTAAATCCAAATCGTCAGGGGTTAATTCCTGTGGATCATCACTTTTCGTTTCTTCTTTGGGTGATGATTTTTGCTCCTCGTTCCCTGTGGCCTTGGAATTATCCAAAAGGTTGACGAGAGCTTCTTCTGCTTGAAATTGATTCAATGCAGATTCCTTTGCAGGCGTGTCTGCCATTGTTCTCTCCTTTAATTTTAATTAAAATTAATGATACAAAGTATCTTTGTGCTCTTTAGATAACTGCTTGTTCGCCAATTTTCCTGTTTCCGCAACAGAAGTAATCTCGTTGACAATCATATCTAAAGCCTTTGAGAGTGTATAAAGCCACTCCCGTGCTTCCGAATCACGCATGGGCGAATTTTTCCATTCAAGGTCAATCGCCTGACGGATTCTTTTCACCGCATTGGTGAAAATCTCATCCTCTAAAAATCTTTTAGCTTGTATTCCTTTTGACTTTTCTTTGTCTAAACCCATTATAAACCGTAACTATATCCAGCTTTAGCTCCTGTTTTAGCTGTATCTTTATATTTGGCTGTTTCTTTTTTTACTTGATCTCTCTTTTCTTGTTTGTCTTGTGCTGTATCTTTATAAGTAGTTTTAGAAGTATCTTTTTTAGAGGTATCTTTTTGTTTTATTCCTGTATATTTAACTTTACCTTCCGACACTACTGGTTTTATTTTTTTAGCTTTATTCCAACTATCCTTCAACTCATTCTTTTGAGAAGTAGTTAAATTAACATTTTTCATTTGCTTGTCATACCACTTCTGATCGAATTTCGATGGAATGGTATTGGTGTTACCAGACTGTGCTGCTGCCGTAATGGTGTCTATGGCATCGGTCATGGAACCATATCGTGCCTGTTGTCCATATCCCGTGATGAAGTTTCCATCATTATTGTAATGCCCTCCTGTGGAAGTGTGATAAATAACATTATTATCATCTCGTCCTGAAGGAGCATAGCTATTTTTTAAGGTTTGTACAGACTTGAATGTTCCTGGAATTTTAGAAGCGGATAATCCTCTTTGTTTATCATCGGATAATCGGCTGTTGAAAAATTCAGTTATTTTTATTTTTTCTTGAAACTTCGGAGAGTGCTGGGCAAATCGTGGGGCATCCACCGCACCGCCTAACATCATTCCTTTTTGATTAAGTGAATCAAGAAACCAATCATATTTCTTGTCATTCATTATTTGGGCTGGTTGAGATAGCATAGAGCCATATAAACCTTTTCCCTCTAATGTAGTTTGCATCGGTCCCATTAATCTTCCATCTGCGTCAATATAACCTTTTGCCTCTCCGAACGCCATCAACTCCTGTTCCGTCATTTGGTTCATTGGCTTGTTGCTTGGATAGGTGTAAATATCCTGGGTAAAGTCATCGCTGGTGAAATCACCATAAGGAGTGGATACAGTATCTCGAACATCGGAGCTATAATCAACCCCTCCTGGGGTTACGCTCTCACTTACGGTATCTGTTTGTGTATCTGTTGTAATGGGTGTTACTCCAGGAGCCTGTCCTGGAACGCTTACTTGATTTGTTGCTGGATCAAGGACAAAAGGATATTGTCCAAATCTTCCCCAATATGGGTCTTTTCCAGCAATATCTGAAGGTGTTAATCCTTGGTTAAGAAGGCTTTGATAATTCGGCATTGTATATTCATACCGCATTAATCCCATTGGATTTCCTAGAGGTGGTCCAATTCCCAATAAATTTTGTAAATAAGCGTTCTGTGCCATTATCGTCCACCATTGGTTTTAATCAAGGCTGTTTCAATTTCAGCAGCTTTACGCAATTCGGTTGAATCTATTTTCTCCGCCTCTATTTTCAGTTTTGTTTCCAGTTCTAAAATCTTCACTTGCATGTCCACCATCATTTCCTCTCGCTTCTGTTGGAGAGTGGCGATTGTTTTTTCCTTCTCCGCCTGTATCTCCGCCATCGCTGTTTGGATTAACGGATCAGGTTGTGGAGGAGGTGGAGGTGGTGCTGTTTCAGGATTAACAAAGAATGGCTCTGCTGATTTGAAACCAGCGTTGATAACCAACTTCTCTAAAGTATTATAGATTTTTTGGTCATCCACCAAGCGACCATATCCGCCTTGTTGAATTAATGTTTTCTGTATGTTTAAAATTTGTGAAAGTAATGCAACACGCTGATCGGTATTACCCGTTCCAAGACCAACTTGAATGGATACATCCATGTCATAGTTCTGCCAGTCTTTTGGATTCATTTTGTAGAACTGGTTGCGAAGTCTGATTGTTCGTTCCTCATCCTGGTATTTTGTTACCAAGTGCATGATGCTGCGGAACATATCCTTCACGCCCGTTTCTGCAAAGATACGAGCTATCAATTCAATTCGTTGTGTCGCTGCGTTGACCAAGGCATTTACGCCTGTGGCAGTAGTGTGTGATTTTTGTATCACATTTGGATCGGCTCCCATTTGGGATCGGGAGATTCCTGTTCGTGCCTCTTTCAGTTGGTCAATTTTTTCCAACATGGAAAGACCTTCATTCAAGAAACTTGGAGTTGCCAAAGGTGTTACCGCTCCAGGTCCTTTCACTCGAACAATTCCGCCAGGTCGTGATGTGATTAAGTCATCTAAATTCACCTGCCCGTCAATGACCACATTCCTTGCATTGTTCTGCAAGTACATGTTGTCCATTGTTTGTCGTAGGACAGTTGATTTGATAAGTTGTAAATCCATGACCAAATCCGCCACACTCATTCCAAAGAATAAATGAGGCATAGGAATTGGTGTTACCATGGAAAATGGAATGTCATCTATGGGTTCGTTATCCAGTATGTGATTTCTATTGCCAGCCATCGTAATTTTACGAAGCTGTGCTTTTCCGTTTCCGTTGTAATCTAACCGAGCGTAACATTCCATCAGTTCGATGTAATCCGTTGACTTGTCAATGGATTGAAATTCTATTGCGGGATCGGCTGTTTCGTACAGCTCCCTTGTTGTGTGTTCCTGATTGTAAAAACTGTTTGTGTAAGTGGGAAGTTTACTGACTACTTTTTTGGAATAACCCATGTTTAACAGTTGTGTTCTTGTCCTGAACAGTCGGTGGGCAAAGAACTGGGCATCCTGAATGTTGATCGCATTTCGTGCAACATAAACATCCTCTGGTGCAACGCTGTCAACTTTTACTCGACCAATCTTCTTTGTTCGTGTAATCTTCACATCGTGAATGTATTCTACGCCTATCTCTGTTTCTACTTCCTGCTCGTCATGTTCGTCTATGCTCACTTCATCATCAATTAATAAAGTTTGATATTCTACTTCCGTGAGTTCCTTGTATTCTTCTTCAACCTTTTTTTCTTCCTCCAGCCAGAAATGTTTGACGAAACCATTTTTCTGTAAGAGGGCATCCTTGAATAAATTATAGAGAATGAGAAAACCTGGATTGTCTTTCATAAAGACATAGTTTACATAATCGGTGCATTGGTCTGCAACCTGCTGATCCTCTGGTCCCTTGGGTTCAAATCTTACGATCTGTTCGCCTGCGGTAAAAATGCGTAGGAGTGACGGCAATATGCTCTCAATTACCTCCAATACATCTTGTGATACTACCTGTGATCGTCCTTCAACTTCATTACCATAAGGTTCTCCCAGGTAATATTTAAAGGCAGCTCTGCGTTCCTGCGGAATCTTTCCTGATAAATACCCTAGAGATTGTTCAAGCTGTTGACCGAGCAAAGCGAGTATCTCTGAATCTCGCATTTTTGCCATGATTTATTAAGCTTTTCCCCAGTTTTTAGGGTGTATCCTATCTGGATCAAATAGTTTCCCACGGGTAAGATTTTTTGTTGTCGCCCAAACCTTTGGTTCGCTTGGAACGGCTGTAGATTTGCCTTTGTCATTCGGCTGTGCTGCCGCATCGAGCCTGTTGATTTCAGCGTCATACCCAGCAACCCTGTATTCGCTTCGTACAGAGCCTTTTCCGAATCTTAATCTGCCATGGTATTTTTTTCCGTTTGAAGTTCCCATTATTTCTCCCATCTAATTATAAGGGGCTGACCATCAGCTCCCACAATTTCCTGTTGGTTTTTATCACCATACACTTTTGGCACCAGCTTGCTAGCCGACCAATGTGCATCGTGCATCAGTAATTTTAAAGCATGGGTTTCTTCCAACCCCACTTTTCCTTTTCCCTCTTTTGACCGTTCATAGGTGTCAAGGGCTTTTTTCCTGTTATCGGATAAAATATATTCTATGCCTTCCATTTTCGCTTGGCTGTAGCGTGCCTGAAAGCCTTCCTTTGTCTTGAACCAGTCTCTGACTGTTTTCCAGCAAGGCATACCTTTCTCGGCAGTAATGGTGCGAATAGCTTCACCTGAAGCGAGCCTGTCGCATATATGTTCCTCTAGTTCCTTTGTATGTATTTCTGGTCGTCCTGCTGTCATTAAACTATTCCCATTTTTGGATATTTTATGTTGCTAGCGAAGTTGGTTGATTGATTCAATCCAACGGCTAGATACCGAAACGCATCCGAGCCATGCGAGGCCCAGGTGTGTTTGGGTTTATTTTGTATGTGTCCCGTCCTGTCGTTTCGCTCCCATGAATATTGCCGCAGGGCTTCCAAGCCCAGTTTGCATTTTTCCTTGTCAAACCAGCAACGAGGCAGAATCATGCGTGCTGCATTAATTCCGTCCTCAATCAAGAGCTTGGGAACAATGGTGAAATACAAGCCCAGATTATTGGCTATTTCCACTCTGCTTTGTCCTGATCCCAATTCCCTTACTTTTAAATCATGAGGGCCAAAATGATTTTCATACTTGAAATCCTTGCTTGCCAGATACTTGACATAATGCTCCAGACTTTGGCCTGAATTTTCATAGTATTCAATCAAATGAATGCGGTTGCCGACATTCTGGGAAAACCAGATGGCGGTCGCATCTCCTATGCCAAGGTCCCAATGCGTGTTCACTTGGTACTGGGGATCGTATTCTATTTTCGTTATCTGTCCCTTCTCCGTTATATCGGAGATCGCACGGGTATATATTCCCCCTAATACCCCTGCATCGAAGGAACATTCAAATTCCTGTTCGTATTGCTCTGGGGACATGAGGGCTTTTGAGGCTTCGAGTTCCTCTGCGTCTATAATTTTCGTATCACTCGCCTTGAATACAGAGGAATACCAGTCCTTTGAGTTTCTTGCGTTCTCAAAAAGGTCAAAAAAAGCGTTATGCCCTGCTGGAGTGCCAATCGCTATCAGCCAACCCTTTCTATCCGATAAGGCAGGTCGCAAGACCTCCCATATCGCAGGGGGCATCATCGCAATTTCATCAACCACGATGCCATCAAATCTCATTCCTCGCAGATTCTGGTAGGCATCCGCTCCAAAGCATTGTATTCTTCTCTTTCCAGGAAGATCCACCCTTAATTCCGTTTCATGATAATGAACATTGGGGATGGTTCCCGTGTATTCCATCAAATAGCTCCAAGCGGTCTGTTTCGCCATCCTGTATGTAGGGGCTATATAGCCATACTTGGGGCTGGTGAGGGTATTGGTCATGCATTTTCGGATCAGTTCGTTGAGAACAAGGCAGGTTTTTCCAAACCTCCTGTGTGCCACCAGAACATTCCACCTTTTCAGGTTGTCATGTATGATCTTTTGATGTTCCCTCGGCTTATACGGTATCGTTATCTTCATAAGTGGCTATAATGGATTGTCCAATGTAGTAAGGTATGTGGGGGATTAAGCTGTTTCCGAGTGATTTAAGTCGGTCCACCCTATTGGGTATCCCATGAGCCACTCTACCCACATCGGGTTCAATGTCCCACCACCCTTCTGATCCTTGACTGCCATCGTAAGTCCAACTTGTTTTCCCATTTTGATTCTTCTTTGTATCGCTGGATCGGACAGGTTTCCCCTGTCCCTGTTGTCCGATGCGTTCGGTGTCGGCCATATCTTCACTGCTGCTGGAAGCATCACCTGAAAACCCTTCTTCTTGATGTCCTTGGCGTATCTCCCGTTGTCGTTCACGTCCTGCTTGTACATGCCCTTTGAGGGAGTCGGCCACATTTTTATTGCTTCCTCCGCTATAACCGTTTCCTCCAACATCAATCTTCGTGGGTTTTTGTAATTCGTTGGAGAATATCTCATCTCCCCCGTCTTTAAATAATGATTTATTTTTTTCAAATCCCTTGGTTCTTTGGCTGTCGGAGTTGGGAACATCGTTATCATTTCTGAAAGATAGCCCGTTTTCCTTCCCGTTGCCGCCCTGCTTGGCCTCATGTGTTTTCTCACTATGTGATCCATGTTTGTCGGAGTGGGCAATAATCCAGATTCTCTCTCTTTGGTGGTTCGCACCGATGCTCGAAGCTGAAATACTAAACGTCCTTGCGGAGTAACCTTCACTCTCCAGGTCCTTGAGTACGGAGTCCAGACCGAGTTTAATGTGTCCAGCAACGTTCTCTCCAATGACCCAAGCGGGCCTTGATTCCTTGATAATTCTAAAATACTCTGGCCAGAGGTGTCTCTTATCTTCAACACCCTTTTGCTTTCCCGCAACCGAGAAAGGCTGGCAGGGATAGCCTCCCGTGATAATGTCAACTGCTCCAAAGTCCGTTCCCTTCAATTTTCTTATGTCCCCGTGTATGGGTATTCCAGGAAAATTCTTTTGCAGAACTTTCGTGCAATACGCATCGGTTTCGCAGAACCCTATCGTCCTGAATCCTCCCGTCCTCTCCAGTCCGAGGGAGAAACCCCCGATGCCAGAGAACAGGTCAAGATGATTGAGTATCACTATTCCTGTTCAACACTCTCCAGATGCTCGCCACATCCCTTTCCTTGACCACTCCCCGTCCGCTGTCACTGTTAGTCGGAGCTTCAGGTTCATCCAGTCCCAGGATATGGGTTGCGAAATGATTCTTGAAATTGTTGTATTTTGTCGTTCTCGGGTTCGCCTTTTTCTTGTCTGGAATCACCTTTGACCTGAATTTAGGGGTCCTTAAATTCCTTGCCACTGGGTTTGACTTCCTCATCTAGGCTCCGCAGCTCGGACAGTCATCTGGACACTTGCAGTCCTCTTTTTTCTCCGCTCCGCACACCGTGCATTTTTCTTCCATTGTCTCCTCCAATTTAAAATCTGGTTCAAACTTCACCGTCTTATCCCGCATCAAGCTCTCAAAAGAGTTATCCTTCAATCCTAACAGTAAGTTCATTAAATTATTCATA